GGCATGATAAATCCTAGTATTGTTGCAATAGACGTTCCTACATATGTTACAACCATAGTTATAAATGAAATGATTCCACTTACCACACTTCCAACTACTTGAAGGATAGATGTTATTACAGGAGTCATACCGATAACTGTTTGAATAATCTTCTTAATGATTGCTAGAATCGGTGGTCCTACAACGCTAAGAATCTTTTGAGCTTGGTTAACAACATTTTGAATTGCGTTACCTATTTTACTTAAGATTTCTTTTGCAATAGGTTCAAGAGCAACTTTCATTTCGTCAATCGCTTTTCTAACTTCATCAAAAGCAGGAGCTAACACCTCTGAAACTTGACTTGTCAATTCTGTAATTCCACTTGTATCAATCTTGCTTAATACATTTGAAATTACATCACCAACTTTAGCAAATCCTTGTTGAATACTTTGTATAGCTACTGTAATCAATCCAATGATACCTGCAAGAATAGGAGTAATAAGTTCGCCTATTGGAGTAAATGAATCAAGAAATGTACGCCCTAAGCCACTTAAAGCGTTCTTTAAGCCACCATTTGCGATATCTTTAACTTTATCCATTGCCCCTTCTACGTCTTTATATTTATTCCCTACTGTCGTTAAGGACTGAATGAATCCGGCGTTGAAATCTTCTCCCATTGTGCCGAAAGCCGTTGCAGATTTATTCAACTTTTCTTGTTCATTTGTAGTCTTTGAAATATCTTCTACAATCGCATTCACAACATCTTTTTGAGTTGCTCTTCCTTCTTGCCATGCCTTAAATACATCTTGTGTTTTGGTATCAAAACTATCTAAAGCTCCTTCAATAGTTCCATCAACTAACCGTGTGGTAACTTCGTTGATTGCGTCATTAACTTTATCAAGGTTATAAGCTCCACCATCTAATCCATTCTGCATTAATTGGAAATATTCATCTGCCGAATATCCTGCTTGTGCGAATTTACCGGAGTATTCTGAAATGTTGTCGCCTAACTCATCTGATTTGTTTAAACCATTCTGAGCACCTGTAGCCATAAGGTCGAAAGCTTCTTGAGAAGTGATTCCGAATTGCTTCATTAATTGTTGAGCACCTCTAAGAGTTTCATTCTCATCCATATCGAATGTATCTCTTAAAGTTAATAAATCCTCGGTCACGTTCTTTAGGTCAACATCACTTATGCCTTGCATTTGTTGCTTGACTCTGCCCATCATATCGGCAACATCTGAAACATCTTCACCGAAATTGTTTGACCAAACATCACGAGCAATGTTTTTAAATTTGCTCATTTCATTGCTTGAAGCACCTGTTTGAGCTTGAAATTTAGCCATAGCGTCATCTAATTCTGTAGCTTGGTTAACACCTGTCTTAATTGCTAATGCCATTCCACCGATAGCTCCTGCTATGGCAGTAACACCAACAACACCTCCTACGCCTAATCCTGTTAGGGTTTCAGTGATTACAGTAGCTTCCGGACTGATATTCTGAATCTTTCCTAATAGTCCATCAAATCCACCTTGAATTGATTCTAAGGCACTGTTTCCTACTTTTTTAAATACATCAAATTTAGAACCTGTTTCTTGCGTTTCTGTTTGTGTATTCTTTTGCTCTTCGTTTAAATCTTTAAGTTTATCTTTAATCTTTGGTGGTGCTTTTGAACCATCAGAACCTAACTTGTCGATTGCTTTTGAAGTTTCTTTGATAGCATTTGTAGCTCCACTTGTGACTTCATGAACGGATTTCATTCCATTCTCTAGACCACTTGTATCAATCTTTGTATCAAACTTTAATGTTCCGTCTGATATTCAATTTGCCACCTCCTTTTCTAAACATCAAAATATGAATCGAATTCATCTTTCATTTCTTGTTCCTCTATTGTTAACTCGATTGGGAAAGACCATGCTTCTTTTGCTCTTTGATATGCTTTATCCTGTGTATCATTCTTTGAAGGCTTTTCATACCCTCTAACACTCTTTGCATATCCCCATAAAGTTGAATCACCTACAATATTGTTTGATAACGCTAGAAACTTATGCCAGTGCATATCGCATTCAGTTAAATCAATGCCGTAAAGTTGCATAAAAGCCGAATAAATATATTCACCATCTTGTACATAATCTAATGTCTTAACGCCTGTAGAATCACTTCTAGGCGTACTAGAAGGGTTGTATAGGAATTGCTCTAACTCTTTTAAAATATGCTTATCTATGATAGGTGGTTCATCTACAAATAAATAAGAACAATCTACTTCATCAACAACATGATTGTTGAATCGCTCTAATTCTTCATAGAATCTTATCCATAATCGAAAGTCTGTATTTAATAAAATAGGCTCGCCATCTAGCGATTGTATGCTATTTGGCAAGCCTTTTATGCGTAAATCAATCATTTCTTCGCCGAAATGCTAGAAACAGTTTTGCTTGCGTCAAGAAATTGCTTCATTCCATTTGTTCCGAATGTTGTTTTTAATTTCTTTTCTAACTGTTCAACCGTTTTCTTTGAATATTCATCATCAATCAAATTGACAATATACAATACTTCCATCAAATCAACTTGTTCAAAGTCTGCACTTCCTAACATGCTTTCAATTTGTTCATCTGTTAATACTGTTTTCAGATAGTCGAATTTAGCTCGATATGCTTCTTCATGCGTTGCGTGAAATGCGTTACAAGCGTCCTCTGCTTTTAATACTTCAATTGTTTTAGGTGGGATTTCGTACTGCTTCCCTTCATACGTGATTCTATTCATGATTTACCTCTTCTTTCTTTATACTTCTGATGTGCCTTCTGTGAAGGTTACTGTTCCATCTGCTACCTTTGCAACACCGACACGAATATCGCTTGCAAAGTTAATATTGAAGTTGATTTTTGAATCGACACCGCTTAATGTATCGAAAATCAATTTAGCGTCAACTTCCCACGCTTTATAGCCTTTAGTTTTGTCTCCGTCAAACATAAATACAAGTAAAGCTTTTGTATTTACTTCTTCGTTGTTTGGTACGGATTTCATCATTTGTTCGTAAATGTATTCAAAATCATCTTCGCCTTTAATCATTGTTAAATCTTGCGAAATCTGAGGTGAATAACTCTTTAATGATTCTGTTGGGTTCTTATCTGCGATAAAGTCATACGTTTCAGTTTCACTATTGAATGAAATATCTAAAGTTGTAGACTTTTTAATTCGCTTGTAACCTTCTCCCATTTGTAAGAACAATCCAATCATATACTTCTTGACTGTTTGTCCTGTAGTTACTTCAGTTCCTTGAGTTGCTATTAATTAAGCTCCTTTCTGTATTTGACTTGAATAGTTAACGCATATACTGCTTGACTATCCTCATTTGTGTATAGATATAAACCACTTGAAACGGAAACATCCTCACAATATCTGTTTCCGTCTAGTTGTGGCAATTCTCCGCTTAAATTCTTTTCATCAATCCAATTTTCTAATTCTTCTAGAAAAACATTGTTATCTTGCCTTTCTGATTCAATTTGTGTATTCCTACGAGCTAGAAACGTGTAGTATTCAGTACGCATTTGAGAACCATCAATGTATGTATTTACAATTGCGTTAGGTTCTTTATACAACGCATAAGAGATAGCTTGTTGCGCTAAAACATCCGTTTCAATACGTTCATCTATCTGTATATTTCCGTAGCCATATAGCCATTGAATCAACGCTTTTGATACTGTCATTCACTACCTCCTATCATTTTTTGCGCTTTCTTTAAGATTGTCTCTGCTCCACCATTTCGCATAGATTTTTTAAACCAATGGTCTGATTTACCGCCAACGAAATGAGCATTCTCTTTGTTGTAATACCACCGTCTAGCATAAGGTGCACTTGGTCCACCTTGCTTTACTAATCCACTACCGATTTGTGTTAATCGTGTAGCCGAGTTTATCAATGCTCCTGTGTCTCTAGGCGTATAAGTGGTCATAAGCCTAATAACTTCAGAGTCAATCATTTGTTGCACTCGTCCACGTTCTTCAAGTCCTCTTGATTGTTTAATTTGGGGAATTGATTCAACATCAAGTTTGACTTTCATTCCTATTGACCGACAACCTCCCAATGCTTCAACATATCAACATTCGTACAATCTGTTACGCTTTGAATTGTTGTCCATTTGTGCTTTTTCTTCGCTTCATTGATTGCCTTGATGTTAGATAAATCTTCTTCGACTTCTCCAAAGAATACGAAATCAGTTTTATCTGTATTTAATGTGAAGTGCTTTTGCTTTTCATCATTTGAAAGCTTTGCATATGCGTAAGGTTCAACATATCCCTCACGATATAGAATGGTAATATTTGTGGATGTGGCTATGCTCAGAATATTACCGTTTGCAGTTCTAACAGTTGATTGTCTCCACATACATTTATCAAGTATAGAAGCTTGAAACCTATCTTCTCTTGTTAACGTGTCATAGTAGTGATTTACAAGTGTGATTGAATCTTCAAAAAATCCTATCATAATGCAATCCATCTTTCTTTCATTAAATCTGTATCGCCTAACCAAAAGGCTATGATATCCTCAAGCATGTTCCTTTTATCCGAGTGTGTAGTGTTTGTAAAGCTTTTGGAATATCCACCATTTGAGATACTTGATACACCATCAATCGAATCTTGAAAGATTACATTGTTTAATACATCACAGATACAATCTTTTAAAGTACCTTCGTTCTGTTCATTAATAGAATCAACATTAACATACTTCAATACCATTGCTTCTGCTTTGTAAGAATACTGATTGAATTGATTTTCATCAAATTTAGGAAAATGGGAATTGTAATATTCCCAATCTAAAATATTGTTCATTTTACAACCCCCTTTTTTTGCTATTTTTTCTTTTTATCTTGAGGTTTAGCTTCCTCTTTTTCTTCTGTGGGTTCTTCTTCGTCATTTGAAAGTTTCACATATGCGTAAGGTTCAACCTTTTTATCGATAGAAGGATAACCCCATCCGATTTCCACTGCCATTACTTCGCACTAGCAGATAAGTAAATACCTGCTACCTTATTTTCGTATACATCTACGATTCCATATTTACGATATTTCAATACATCTGAATCTGATTCGATGTTATTTTTTGCAGGAATCACATTTGAAACAGTGTGTTTATCCCATTTCATTACGGCAGGTTTGTGAACAATTAAGAAGTTGATTGCGTGTCCATCCTCTGCCTTTTCGTATCCGCCCTCTAACTCTGTATCTTTTCCACTCAACAATTTAATTTTTGTATAGAATCGTGTTGAAGGTACAGGAACAATTTTTGCAAATCCTTGTAAAGCTTCACGTGATTTGTATGTATCTAATGCTTTAACGCTATTTAATAATGTTGGTGTTGAATATAAGATACGTTGTTCGCTAGGAACTTCATCCTCATCCATTTTAGTGATAGCCGTTAATAATGCACTCAAGAACTCTTCTGCACCTGTATAATCTTCTGAAACCGTTGTGATTCCTGTTGTGCCGGCAATCTTAGCGAATGTGTAAGCGTCTGCTTCCGGTGCAACCTTTGTACGCATTAATTCCGCTCCTGCCATGCCGAATGCAATATTCATTGATTCTGCGTTATCTTGTGTATCAACTGAGATTTTAGTTCCTCTATCATAGTCGAATGTAGCAGTTTTCCATTCTAACTTAACTGAGTTACCTGTATAACCACTGTTTCTATCGTAGTTTCCTAAACCTTTAACAGAAATTTGTGGGTAGATGATTTCTTTTGCGTTTGCTCCTGCTCGTACCATTGTAGCGCTTGCGTTTAAATCACCTGTGACTGAAGCTAACTTATATACCTCATCCAAATTTGAGACATACGTTTTAGCTAATGCAATTTCATTTGGTATTAATTAAATCCTCCTTATTTCTTTTCTGTAGTTAAGCCCATTGCCTGTCGTAACAATAAATCTTCGGCGTTTGGGTTATCTCCTTGCCCACTGCTTCCAACAATATTACCTTTAACACTAGGCTCATTTTGTTTTTCTTCAAACAAGATTGGCTTATTCTCTTTCAAAGTTTTGAAAGCTTTGTCAATGTCATTTGTTTGGTCTTTTGAATTTAGTAAATCATCATAGTTGAATTGTGATTTTGCTAATTCGAAATCTTTACATCCGTATTCTTTAGCTTTTGCGCTTAATACAGAATCAAGATTCATTTTGCTAATTTGAGTTTCGTATGTAGTCTTTTGAGTATCAATATCATTCGTCAATGTATTGATTTTATTTTTCAATTCTTCTACATCAACCCCATCATAGCTTTTCTTGAAATTATCAAACTTTGTTTGAATTTCCTTTGCATTGTTTTCTGCTAAAGATAGCTTATCTTTCTGCTTATCGAACTCTGCAATTGTCTTGTAGTTATCATTTACTAGCTTTGTAATTGATTCCTCTTGTTCTTTGGTTAATTCAATGTTTGATTCTTTTAAAATTTCAATAATGTTTTTCATTTTGCCCTCCTAAAGTTATTTATAAACCGAATCTTCTCCGGTATGGCTTTGGCTAACTATATTTTAGCTTGAATAATAGCTCACAATGTGAGCGTTTTAGCCGATTCTAAGCCTATCGTTGTGAACTCTATCTCCCATTTCAGAACTGAAAGCTTTATATACTGCATTTGCGTGTTTTAACTTGACTTTGGCTTCTGTACTGCTTAATCCTTGATTGTCCAATAAGATTACTTCCCTCTTTAATGCTCTGATGTTTCTTTCTAATTCTCTTTGATACTGCCTAGCTTCATATCCTTCATATTTTTTCCCTTGGAATGTGAAAGGCTTTGTATCAATATTCTTTAACTGCTCTTTTGTGTAGGCATAAGGCATATCAACATCCCATACAGGTTGTGCAAAGTGTCTACATCCATAATCTTTTTCTTCTCCATGCGTCAACTGAAACAAGCTAGGATATAGTTTCCCTTGCGTATCATATCGCTTCCCTTGCCACTTCTTATGAGTGGGTCTTGCGTTTGCGTGAGCGTCAAACTCAAATACAGTAACTCCCAAATCTTTAGCACATTTATTGTTAATTTCTTGTGATGATTCCTTTTCTGCGTACTGCATTTGTTGCCTTACCCACACATCCACATTTCGCTTTACGCCTGTATCATATTCAACAATCTTTACGCCACTATTTGCCAATTTAGAAATTGCTTTTCTACATGAATCATCAATTGTGCATTTACCACCTACTACATTTTTAACTTCTTCTTGAACTACCTTTGTAAAGAATACCGGTAGTTTATCTTTACCGATTGCATACGTGTTTGCGTTTGATTTGATATATTTCTTCCAACGCTTTGAAGTGTCATTTTGTAAATCCATTTTGAGCTTCTTTTTGATAGGTTTTCCACTTGCTTCTTTGATTAAATCAAGTGTTCCTTGCTTATTTTCTTCAAAATCCTTTTTTGATTCATTGATTACATCCTTTTTTAGGCTTTTTGATTCTTTTTTTGTAAATTTACGCAAATCTACTAGTGATTTTGCCAATATCTCATTAAATTTTGCGTTTTCTTCGGTGTTTTTCTCTAAAACCTCACGAATTTTATTTGAAATGAATATCATCATTCCTAATTCAAATACACTAGCACGCTTAACGCTTTTTCTTTCTCTTTCCTCAAGCTTTCTTCTTTTTTCAATCTGCTTTTGTAGGCGTTCTTGTTTCCTTTCTTCTTGCCTTTTTTTACGTTCTTGTTCCCTTTGTTCTTCTTCACTTAACATTTATATGCCCTCCTACAGAAAAAGGGCATTTAAGCCCTTTAAAACGCTTTTAAAGCTTATTTAATTAATTCTTTTCTCTGAGTTTCTGTAATCCAACCGATAGAAGCAAACATTTCTAAATCACTTTTTGTAAATAAGCCTAATTCATAATACGATTTAATTAATTCATAACTCATACTACTTCACCCCATTCATCTGAGCTTTTAATTGAGCGATTTGTAACATTAATTGTGCGTTAATCTTTTCTTGCTCAGTCGGTACTGCTTTTGGTTCTTCGATTGTAGGTTTGTCTCCTTCTGCAACCTCAATCACTTTACCTTCTACATATTTGTAGTTATATCTTCCGTGTTCATCAACTAACCCTTTTTCTAGATATTGACTTTGAGCATGAGCGTATTTATCTCCTTGTCCCTTGTCAATCTCTGCCATTGTTTGAATTTCTTCTTGTGATAAAAAAATATCTGAATTAATAGATGTGATGTATCCGTTTGATAAGGATACGTATACTTTATATTCGTTCTCCATAGTTCCTCCTAATAGATTTCGGCGTCTAACTCAACGATTCCACCTGTATTACAGTTTCCAACTTTATTTGTTGTAGCAGTGGTAATGACTGTTAATCCACTGCTATTATTCACACTTGCCGAATACTTTGATAGACCACTACTAGAGCTTTGCGAAAGGGTTACAGTAGGCTTTGTTCGCATGCTTTGAACCACATGTGAAAATGAGTAATCAAAGTTCGATGTTGCCGAATAAAATACATGAAAGAAATAAATATGGTTATAAAATTGCTTACATTTAATTAATTCCTCTGCCGAATTTGGAGCAACAAATTTTGTTGCTACTGAGCCTTGCTCTACTTTTGCATATTTCAAAGTCAGTGTTCCACTATTGACACGAATAACTAACCTTTTTATACCTTTACTAAAGGTGAATGTATTTAATCCGTTCTTCAAAGTTCCGATTTCTGTAGTTGAAGAACCATCAGATGGACCTACAGATACTGTAGCAGTTCCACTTACGCCAACGACATAAACTTGAACTGTGATATTTCCTTCGACCGGAGTTTTTAACTGTTGAATTAAAGCTCCGTTACTGTAAGTTGTTGGCGTGATAGTTACCGATTTATCTGAGTTAACTGTTAAACTATGCCCATACAAATACCATCTATCAACTGAATATACATTTTTTATTGTCTGAGCAACTGCACTAGTATAGCTAGTTTTCCCTCTTTGATTGATATTAAAATCCGGATTGATTAATAAATTCGGATTGCTAAATTTATTTCCTAGATAACTTGCCAATTGCGACAATAGTCCTTTTTTTAATCCTGCTCCGTTATGCACCGGTAATAGACTTGTATCTGTAAAGCTAGGCAATGCATCTAATTCTGTTACTTGTTTTCCTGCCATGTTATTCCTCCTTGACTTTATATTTCCAATCCGTGCCGACTTCTCCACTTGCTACCTCATAAGACCAATCGGCTAGGATTGGATTTCCTTTTTCGTCCACTAACTCTTGAGCGCTTGTTGCATTCAAGTTTGTGGTAAAGTGGTTATTCATAACCATTTTATTTAAAGCATTATGTGATGTGGTTACAGACTTTATTTTCGAGACAAGCCACTGAATAGAAGCTCTGTCTTTGAATACGAAAGCCATATACTAACCCCACATTGTGTTTAAATCATTTGTAGTAATCGCAGTTAATTCTGAACTCTTAACATACGCCGATAAATCAATGTCTGTATTACCAATCTTTTCATATGTCTTTGTTTCTGCTAACCAAATATACTCATCATAAATATCTTGCGTTCCGTGTGAATGTGCTACCAAATAAATCACACCATTCGAACCTGTAGCAGGTAAGCTCGTTACCTTTTCATATCTAATAGATGTAATATTACCTACTGCCGAATTAATCAACGATTGTACTTGTGATTGCGTTTGATACCCTTTAGCCGTGATAATTGACTCAACGCTCGTCGCCGACTGATATCCACTGTCATTTGTTAATTGTGATGTCTTTGTTGGCACTGTAACATCTACGGCTTTTGAGCTTGGCTCAACTTTTGTACCGTTAACCTTTACAGACTCAATCACATTCGCTTGAGCACCGCTTGCGATACCACTTAACTTTTGCTTTTCTGCGCTTGTGTAGTCATTTGTTGATAAGCCTTTACCACTTACAACATTAACTTTCCCACCTAATTCAGATTTAATCTTACTGATTAAGAGCGTCAATCCACTCTTATCTAAATATTCAATAGCTATTCTTTTCCCTCCTATAGACTATTCCATAATTCATCTAGTTCGGTTATTGATACAGATGTTACAGAACCTTCTGCCATAGCTCCAACATCTTCCGGAGTATATACCGGTCTTGTTTCTGCTTTCGCCCATAAAGGAACTGTTGGGTCTATTTCTTCAACCTCTCCTATGATTTCATTACCGTTTAATTTAGGCTTGTTCTTTAGCTTGTTGTAATCGTTTGTGCCTTCAACGAATTTCTCGTCTAAGCCTAAAGATAATGCTTCTTTATCTTCGTTGATTTCAACTTGAAGCTTGTCTGATTCATCTTGTATATTCATTTGAATATCTTTCATAAGAATCATGTAATCACTTCCTTATTCAATACTCTATATACTTTTGTTGTTTTGATAGGAGAAGCAATAGCGACTCCTCCTTTTGTAATCATTCTTAATTGAATGTTGCAAGTTCCCTCTTTGAAATTGAGCGTTTCTTCTTGACTTAACAACACTGAAATAACATTCCCTTCAATGTCTAAATCACTTGATTCTTTTTTTAAGATATATCCGTTTTGTTCAAATACCACATAGATATTCTGCATTTCATTTAAATCAATATCATTTATTGTTATTTGAATTGTTGGCGTAGTTCCTTGTCTCATGATTTCACCTTGTAAGTCCAATCTTTACCTACTTCACCTTCATCAACTTCATACGCCCAATCTGCTAGAATCTCATGACCATTCTCATCTACTAATGTTCCATCTTCTGTTAATAGAATCGTAGTGAAATGATTCTCCATAATCATCTTTTCAATATTGGAAATTCTGTTCGATAGCTTTCCTGCCGTATTTGCGTCTAACGTATCTTTTACAGTTTCAAACCAATCATTGAACTCTGTTCTATTTGCATTCATTTCAGATTCATTCTGAGCCTTAATTTCTTTGAATAGCTCCGTTACTTGAGTGAATAAATCCAACGATTGTACACTCTTAATAGCGCTTGTAACTGCTCCACAACGTGTTGAATCTAATCTTGTATCAGTAATATCTGAGCCTTTAACTTCGTTCGAATTGCCTGTTACTGTTACCGTAGCTAATACTAAATCGTAAATAGAATCACTTCTTGTGATTCCATCATTGATATCACTTGCTACTAAGGTAATGTTTCTGTATGCGTCATTATCATTCAATCTAAGAATAATATTGTAGCTTTTAGTAGCGCTATTCTTTTCTAATGTGATGGTTTCGTCATCCCTTTGCCAATAGAATGCTCCGTTAATATTTGCTCGTCCTGCTTTAACTGTTAAGGTTAAGCCTTGAGCTTTCTCAACTCTTAAATGGTCTGAACTAGAATCATCTATGAATACGCCATTTGTAAAGTAGCTTGAGAATAATCTTCTGAAAGCGTCATATAGTACTAATCTATCGCCATTTCTTGAGACGAATGGAAAATATGTAGTTGCTATTCTTCGTCATCCCCCTCTCCATCATCTTGAATTTCTTCATTTAATAACTCCGTTGCTTCTTCTTCAGTGAATCCGTATTGTTTCATGAAGTACATAATCTTTAATCTTGGAATGTCAAATGTTAATGCGTCATTTCTTAACGCTTGTGTGGTACTTTGTTTATCCTCGATATATGTATCATCATAATCAATAGCAATGTCTAATGAATTGATATTAAGCTTTCTGCCTTGTGTTAATTCATAGAAGTATGCTATTGCTTGAATAATATCTTGAATATATGCAGTAGATTCTTTACGTTGTGAATTTACTTCTTTCATTGCGTCTTGATTCTCACCAATATATTCTGTAGCCGTCACAATTCTTCCACTTTCAAAGGTGTATTTTTTTGTACCGAATCCAAACATCATTGATAAGATACTTAATGCAGTTTCTAACGATTGGACAACTTCTGCCGTTCTAACTGTTGGATTGTATTCTTGCCATAAAGCTTTTTCTTCCGGTAACTTATCTCTACCTAACTGAACGAAAATCTTTTTCATTTGTGGATTCATCTTAATCTTTCCATTCTCGTCTTTCTGCATTAATGCTTCATTCACAAGAACGATTTTATCTGACTTCAACAAATCACGATTCCACATTGTCATTGTTAAATCAATTGTTTTTAGTGGAGCAATTGCACTCCAAATCTTCGGCAAGCCGTACCCTTGCATTTGTAAGTTGTTCACCTTTGCATTTCTCATAATTGCAAACGGCTTAACCACATCTAATTGAACAATCTGAGCACGGTCTTTTATTTCTTCGCCTGTATCTTTGAAGTAATGTGTTTCTGCAATGTACCTTTCGTCTTGTCCTTTTAAGAACATGACCATAACATATACTTTTTTTAGTTTCTCATAATTTACACCAACGAAAGCTACCTCAACAATTTCATCATTTATAACAGTTAATGGAAGGATATTCATTGAATCACAATAGTTGATTCTGATTTCTCCTCCACTGAATGTACCATCTTCATAAATCTCGGCATTAGATACCGTAACATAAGCTCCTACTGTACCATTTGCAGACATTTGTTCAACTTGTTTCCTGTACATTACATCAAACCTATTCTTGTTTAGAATATCTGTAATGATGTCATTTGTAGTACTGTCCTCTGTAGCATTTATATCTATGATTTCAATCAAGTTTGCATCATCTTCACACAAACGTTTCGCAAAGTCTGTTTTATCAAGTGTGTATTCCTCATTGTTCAAGGTGTATGCCGTATGAAATTCTGTTTCGGTATTCGTGTACCACTTGTTACACAATTCAATAATCTCAATTGCATTTGTATCTACATAGTACCCTCTATCGTTTAGGTAATTCTGAAACCACGGATTACGTGTGTTAGATGTTTCTATTTCTTACCTCCTTAAATCTATATATCCACTATGGGTTATAAATGTATAGCAGAACGAATCCCAATCATCATTGATATTGTTTACGTTCTCATCTTTTGGAATGTCTTTCTTTTCATCCCATACTAATTCGCTCAATGCGTTTATTAAGTTCTTACAATGTTCTTCTATTTTTAATCTACCTGTAACAAGTAAGCTATCAACCGTTATAGGACGGTCCGTAAGTTCATTCTTCTTAACTGGTGCAATTATACTTCCGTCTAATCCTTCGGCATAGAAATAAGCTCTAAGCGTGTTTATCAACGTATTAGAAGCACTGTCCGGAAATATCCATTCTACATATCCGTAACATTCAATACAACGCTTATAGAACCTTACAAATGCTTTGCAGAACTTTGTTGCGTCTATGGAATTTGACTTTGCCATGTCTCCTTCATCAAGTGCCCACATATAATCCCAATCATTTGTAAACCCTGTTAAGTGCCATGAATATTTAGAGCCATTGTCTCCAAAGTCAACGCCTATGATTAAATGACTGAACCTTTTTCCTTGTTCCTTCATCTTTTCTTTTAGACTCTGATATTTGAATAGGTAAGGTTTGCAGTCATTTGCAAAATAAGGAAAGACTAGTCCTTCGGCAACCATTCTTTCACCTAGAATATCTCTCTTGTACCATACTGAATTCATGTCATATTTGTTTTTGATTTCTTCTATTCTTTCTTGGCTCATTGTAGCGTTGTCAAAGATATTGAAATGCTCATATCTGTACCAATCTAACCCCATGAATTTATCTATGTAATTCTTATAAATGTCTGCGTTGGGGTTTGATGGGTTTAAATCCCATAATGTAAATGGATGTACGCTTGCAATCTGTCTTGCCATTGCTACCTTGATAAAGCTTGTTCTAGAATCATCACAATCGTAATGCTCATTTATTTCGGTCGCTATCCATCCACCATATGAGTTACCTAATATGCTCTTATATGAATCGGACTTTCCACCACCTGTAAATATCACTATCTTTTCGCCTGTCTTTGTTTGGACAAATAACGCTTCGTTTGATTTGTATTTACCCCAACGACACCGTCCACGAAAGATATGCTCTAAGCCGAAACCATTGCAATCACCTATATTTAATTTTGCATTTGGTAAGCTTGACCCACTCGCTAAATGTATTTTATCTTCACATGTTTCTAAATACATTGAAAAGATTATGCAGTGGTCAATCGTTTTACCACTTCGTACCGCTCCTTCTGCTACACTTTGTTTGTAATTTAGGGCGGTCTTAATATAGTTCTTGTGTTTATCTGAAAATTTCCCCCAAGGAATCGTTCTAGTCATCATTTTAATAAATCTGCCAAAGGTGTTAAGTCCTCAATCTCATGTGTCATTGTTTGTTCAACTTTTTCACTCTGTCCAAGCATTTGTTTACCCAACCATATAAGCATGGTCGTATTTCCTTTTGACGCTTTTTCAAATTGCATACGTCTTAAACTTCTTTTTGAGTGGCTTATACCTTTTTTATATGTCTGACAAAACTTTCCATTTCTTAATAATGTTCTTACCGAACATCCTAGGAAATCTGCAATTTCTTCTTGAGTACATCCAATAGAAGCAAGCTTTTCAACTGCTTCATAATCAATCTTTATTCTTGGGCGTCCTCCTGCGTGTTTCTCTGCTATTTTAATACCCCCTATAACAATCATATTGATTCAATTGCTTTTTAAGCCTTTGTAATCTTTTCCTTAAATCTCTTTTTCTATATTCTGATGTAGTGTTTTCTAATTCTTCTTCAACGCTTTTCATTTGGCGTAAATGTTCTTCTCTAGACATGTCTTGCTTCTTCTGCTTCAAGTTCTGTAATCTCCTCTGTTCTTTTTAAGAATGTTACTGAATTATCATATTCATAAATGATGTCATTATTTTCATCAAATCCTACAGGCTTTAGAACCTTTTCAAAAATCTTATAAGGTGATTGTCCTGCTTTTGGTGAATTCCATAAATAATGCAAATAATCTTTCATTGTCATTCCTGCATATTTTGCTCTAGCTTCTGATGTATTTGTATTGAAACCCACCGCTTTGTTACGTTCAAAGTCTAAGAAGTACATATCCTTTTCAATATCTTTCCAATGTACTCTTCCATGTTTCTTTGCAATTTGTAAAGCTCCACTAAAGTTTCCTCTTGAGTAATCCCAATTCTTATTTAATGCGTCTAAATCCCACGACGCTTTTTCTGCCGTTTTATTATCTGCAATTCTAAATGCTTTTACTTGCTCATCTGTTAAATCATCTGCAACCACGCAAGGAACAGTTTCTAAGCCTAATTCTTGACTAGCTTTATATCGTGTATGACCTGCAACAATCACTCCATTTTTATCAATAACAATAGGCACTTTGAAACCGAATTCTTCAATAGAATTTTTAACAAATTTCACTGCTCCATCATTGATTCTAGGGTTATTCTCATAAGGCTTTAGCTCATTTAATCTTTTTTCAACAATATTCATATTCTCCTCCTTATTATTAAAAGAACCGAGACAAACGCTCGGTAATATAAAAGCCTAATTGTATGCCATTGTTGGTATTTAATATCTAATTTTGGAAGGACTTACTGATAGGCTTTGTAATCATGGTTGCAGGAGAAGGATTTGCACCATTCGACCTCTAGCTAATAAGACTAGTGAGCTACTACTGCTCTATCCTGCTAAAACAATTATTACATGAAAAAATGCTCACATTGTGAGCACTTTCTTTAAGTTCTTATTTATTTTTCTTGGGATTTCTTCTCTTGCATAACCTACAATATTAGATGTCTTTTCTGCACTGAATCCTTTTATATATCTATACTCAATCATTGTTCGAGTTGTATCATCAAGTTGGCTTAATTTTTCTTTTACATAGTTCATTCTTCTTGCATAATCTGCATGAGCCAAGAATAGCTCGGCTTTTAAAGGATAAATTGCTTCATCCCTTTGTAGCTCTGCTATCTTTTGCTCATAATATGTGTACGATTGGCATTCACACAAGAAGTGTCTCTTAATATCTTCATATGTACTCATGAACTGTATACCTTATACAATCTATCCTTTAATTCGCCAACTTCACTTCTTAATTTCTTAATTTCTTTAGCTTGAGTATGAATTGTTGCGTTTCTTTCTTTTAAAGTCTGCTCCAATTCAATATTCTTCCTTCCTGGTCTGTTGTTTTTAGAAATTAACTCTTTAATCCTTTCTTCATAATTCATTTCTATTAGTGCCACCTCCTAGAATGGTAAATCATCTGAAGCAATATCTAAATTGCTTTCACCGTTATATTCTTGTTGTGCAATCTGTTGTGTTAAACTAGGTTGCGTATATGTGTTTTGAACGCCGTAAGCGTTGCTATTTGCTTGATTTGGATATTGATATGCATTTACATTAGAACTATAATTCTGCCCATTAGAAGTGTTTTTAGGCGGTAATTGTACGTTACTAGCTACAACTTCAGTGATATAAATTCTTTGTCCTTGTTGGTTCTCATAATTTCTAACACTGATTCTTCCTTCAACTGTAACTAAATCACCTTTCTTGCAATACATATTTACGATATCTGCCAATTTATTCCATGCCACACAATTAATAAAATCTGTAGTGTCATTGTATCCATTTACTGCTACCGTAAACTTTGCTACGCTATTTCCATTTTGTGTTTTTGATAATTCGACATCTTTTGTTAGATGTCCTGCTATTACTGCTACATTAATCATTTTTTATTACCCCACAATTCCATAAAATATCTGTAATTTTTTCATCCTTATTAATGTCTTTGAAATACCCTTTTTCTTTCATTACGATTAAAGGCATTATATCTTTAAACTTATATCCGCTTGCATAACTTTGTAATAAATCATATTCAAACTGAGTTAATTTATACTTTCGCTTAAATGGCTTTAACATCCATTCAATTCTCTTTTTAGCACAAAGTATCCTATCTTTGAAAAAACATTGGTCACACAAAATCCATTTGCACGTTGTTGGTTTTCCATTCACTAGTGCAAAATCATAGCCTGCACTTTTGATTTCTTCTTTATAATGTTCAAGGTTAGACTCTTTTTTTTCTTCAAAATGTTCATTTACTAATTCACGTAAAAGATTTAAATTGTCGTCAAATCTTCTCGTTTGACTGTTTAAAAAAGTAATACCGTAAAAAGCGTCATTCATTTCTTTTAATGCTTTTTCATATTCTTCTTTTGTTGTCATTAAATCCACCCCAATTCTTCAACCTGTTTGTTAACTGCTTTTAATGTATTGTCAAAAGCACGTTTTTTATACCCTAGCTTTTTAAACATTTCTCTAGCAGTCATCTTTATCTTCCTCCATTAACTTCTGCCCACAGAATGGACAACGAGGGTAATATTTGTTTCCATTATAAGTTGGAATAGGCACAACTCCATGCTCACATGTTGGACAACATAACATCAAATCTCCGCATGGTCCAATTTCAACATCTATTGGTTTCTTTGGTGTTTCTTTATCCGTAAGGTCACCCAACAATCGAAAATATAACTTGGCACGGTCAGTCTCTTCTATCCCTGCTACATCACACGTAACTTGATATTCCTTTTCAAGAACTTGCAACACTTTTTGATATTCATTCATACGCTTTTATCTCCCTTTTTAAATCATCAATAGAGTTGATACTCATATGCCTTTATCTCCCTTTTTAAATCGTCAATGGCTTTCTTAACATCCTTTAAATCCATATCAAAGTTACTAACTAAATCTGCCATACGATTGTTAGAATAGCTCTGTAAAGCCGATTCTAGCGTTGTATGGTATGAGATAGGCTTTTGTGCGTCTATCTCATTTCCTTCTTTATCCTTACCCTTTACGAACGTTACAAGGGCGAATGAACCACCGTTAGAAGTGATTGCATAATTATTTTGTAATCTAATCATTTTCATTCTCATTTTAACTCATTAATTTATTTTTGTAACGATTATCCAATTCTTCCATAACATGCTTTCCACCATATAGTTTCGATGCGTAAACAATGTAGTCTAATTCATCTAGCATACTGTTCATCAAGTCTTTATTGGTACAGACAAATTTAATATTCTTTTGCAAAGATAAATAAGTTTGCTCAATTTGTTTATCGATTTCATAAGCACTGCTTTTATCTAATCTGATAAAAGTATTTATTTTTATAGTATCTTCTCTTTGCTTTTTTCTTTCCTTTTCTAAGTTTTTTTTCAATTCTTTATCTGTCATTTTTATTCTTTATCCTTTCATCAACTTTTTCTAAGCAATATTCCGTACAATTATCGTATTTTAAACATTTGCCAAGCTTATACGCTACACATTTATTTTGTAAGCATTTATGGAGTACTGGTCTTGTGAAATTTCCTTGACCATATACAATTGGCACAACTTCTTCTTTTGAAGTTAAATCAGGACAAAATTTAATCATCTTCATCTTTTCTTTCTTTCTCTTTTACTAATTCTTCATATTTATCGAGTATAAATGCATCCATTTCTTGCTTTGTGAAACCTAGTTTTAATAATTCATCTTTACAATTCATTCCATAATTCCATATATCATCACTCAATAATTCCTCTAGTGAATCATTATTAACATCTATATATTTACATCTGTATTCTAAGATGTATTGTTTATACTGCTCTATTTTTTCTGCCAAATCATTTATTTCTTTTTTGGCTTGTGCAACATCTTCACTATGTGATTCTTGCTCATCTTTTAGTTCTCTTTTTAAGTGCTCACTATTAAATTTCAATATGTCATATTCTCTCAATGACATTTGCACAAAACTTTCCATTAAAAGTCATCCTCCTTTGGCGGTAAGCATCTAACTACTAAACCACTTTGAAGAAAATCTCTAATCATGTCTTCGTATTCTTCTTTTGTAAATTTATTCAAATCAATATCAAATGGCATAATTTTACATCCATATTTCCTATTTATTTCATGATATTCTTCAAATGTCATACCTCAACATCCTCATCTTGTGGCATTTGGAATGTTTCACCGTATGAACATTCGTACCATTCTTGAATATCGTTTAAAACTGATAAAGCTTTATATTTAGCAGTATATGTACCTAAACTAACGCTTATACCACTTTTGCCACTTAATGTAATCACTGCATATTTAACGCCGTGTTCTTCAATTGCGAAAAAGTCGCAATCCATTAAAATTTTTCCATCTTGGCTTCTAATCCACATTAATACCCCTCCTTCAATCTCTGATAGTTGATTTTGTTCTTTACACAATAAGCGTCATAAACCTGTTCGATTGTGAAGCCTAGGTATTCTGTGATTGCGACTAATACTGTGATAATAGAACATTTATAATAAACTAAATGAGATAGTGCGAATGGCAAACTTAATGTTTTAATTCTTAACCGTTCTAGTAAAGTGCCCGACATTTCTTTTTCATTTAAATAACTACATAGCATTTCTTCTCCGGAATTGAAATGATTTTGATAGATTAATACAAAATGCCAAACATCAACTAATTCACCTAAAACTTTTTTATCATCTACAGGTGCTTGAGTCTTTTTCCACCAACACCATTCACCTTTTAACTCATGAGTTAATTCTCCTACTTCATCAAGTGTTGCGAATCTCAACTTCTCTTCATCGATTTCAGTTAATCCATATGCGCTCATAATTGATTTATCTAATTCTGCTTGTTTATGTAACATTTCTTTAATTAATTCAAATTCTTTACTTGTCATTTGTTATCTCCTTTTATAATTCAACATTTTCAATCAATGCTCTTTTTTCGAGGATTGATAAATATAATCCCATGTACCTTTTCTGCTCCCTTAGTAATTCAAGTGGGCAATCATGCTTAGTTACTTCTTTCCCAAGCATTTCTTCAACTTCAATTTTGTTGCAGAAATTCTTCAATTTCTCATATCTGATTTTTACTTGGCGATATTCTGCTACAAATCTTTCTTTGTAATCGCTTGAACACATTAATTCAATTGTTTCTTTTAATTCCATGTTGTTTTTCTCCTTTTTCCTACCATTAGGCTATATAGAAGAAGTGTTGCACCACTTCCACATATAGCTCCACAAATCCAATTAATCATTTAATCCCCTTCTAGCTCTAATTTATCGATTGAAAGTTTCAATTTTTCTGCGTATAGCGTAATGTATATCATTCTGTCTAAATCAGTTTCACTTAAATCATAAATATATGATTGTAATTCGCTTGATAGACAGTTTAGTAAAGTCTCTTTATTTATGAAATCATCTGATATTCTTTCAATTCGCTCAGTAAGTTCTGATGTCATTTGTAATACATCTCTTATTCCTTCAAACATCATTTTTTCTTCTTGAGGTTCTTTATACAAAATAGTTTTAATACGTTCATTTACTTTATTGTTGATTATGATTAAAGCTTTTATTTTGTTATCCATATTCATTCCCTTTCTATGCTCTTAATATTTCCCTTCTCACTCGTTCCATTTCTTTCTGTACATCTGCATACGATTGATTGCTTTCTTGTGCATAGAATTTAGAATCAAGTTTTACAGGATTGACAGGATTGTTCTTATTTCTTTTCATCCATTCATCATGTACCCACTTTTGAATCACTAGTGAATGGTTCTTGTATTTCTTTCCGGATGTTTCAATATATTCATCTAATATCTTTATATGCTCATCTAATGAATCACCATATAAATCTAATAGGTGTGTGTGTTCTTTATCTGTAAGTAACACGTGTGAATATTCACCGTATTTGTGTTTACTTACTTTTAATTTATTATTAATTTTAGTATTAATAACTTTATTATTATCTTTAACATTTTTGTTAATAGGAGTATTTACGATTTCGTTTATACCCTCTAAATCATTTTGTATATACCTATTAACATTTTTGTTAATAGGGGTATTTACAATATATAAATGCCTTTCGATAATTTCTTTTGTTCCTTCTTTATACAATGTTTCTACGGCAATATATCCTTTTTTGTATAGAGTGCTAATCCATCTACTTACTGTAATTTTAGAAACTTTATATAAATCTGCGAAATATTGATTTGTTGCCCAACAATATCCTTTTTCATTACACAATGATGTAATTTCTCCATACAATAGTTTTGCGTTTGGTGGCAATTCTTCATCATATCGAACTTCTGCAGGTATTATTGCGTAATACGATTTCTTTAGTTCTGCTATTCTAATCACCCCCTAGAATTTCTACCTCTATTCTTGGATTCTCTTTATCTGTAAATACTGAATGATTCACTTGATTAATGTATTTTCTTGAATCATCCTCGAGTATTCCTGTTCTAACTAATGAATCTTGAATGAATTTAGTTGCAAATGTTATGTTGTCAATATCTTTTCTGTCATTCGGTTCATACCATGTGATATTTAACTGAACAGGATATTTCTTGATTTCATAAATTTCACCGAAATTCACTGCCTGTAAGATGTAAGCCATAATTAAGCGTTCATTCTTTTTCTTCATCTCTGCGCCTTTATACCTATTAGCTCTACAAGCGTTGATATATTCATTTAGTCCGTCTAATCGTCCTTTAATTGTAAATTTTATTTTCTTCCACCTTGATTCCTTTATCTAAATAATATTGAGTACTGATTCCTAGTTGTTCTGCATAATCTAATATGCAATCAATTAAGACTCCCATTTGCTTTGTGTCCATTTGTGATGAGCCTAGAAACAATCTACAATTTACAAATTCATTTCCATTGTCTCTTATCTCAGTACCCAATATTTGAACCGCTCTAACTCCATGTGCTTGAGCCAACGAATCAACACCATCTTTCAAAACTGAAACATATGTATATAAAGCTTTTGCCATTCTCAAGAATTCGCAATACATATCCCATGTATCGTTATGACTAGCGTTTTCGTTTTCACTTATTTCCTTGATTAATGCCCACATAAGCCGATTCTGATTATTCGTACGTAAATGCTTAACAGAATCAATAATCACGCTATATGACCCTTTTTCGAGGGTCTGAGCATATGATTCGTATATTGGCTCAGTTAATTCAAATGTTATTTCTAGGTTTCCATCTTCATTTCTTGATTTTCGGATGAAGTTGCCTATCAATTTTGTTTTCAAAATCTCATTTGCTCCATTTCTTCAAATTTTTGAATTCTGAAAAGTTCCATTTGCTCTTCTGTAATTCCTAGCTCTTTCATTCTATTAACATCCGTCCATGAATCTTGATACGGATTGAAATTCTCATCCATGATGTAATTTTCTAAATCCTCAATCCTTTTAGCTTGAGAATAATAGATTTCTCTAGGATATGATTCTTGATTCGTGATAACATTGTATGAATGCATATTTACCTCCTACAAATAATTCTTATGAAATATCTTCATAAATTCATTTCTTGTGTGTTCTTCTTCAAACGCCTGTTGGCATTCCTTTTTAAGTTTCATGTCTAATTTGTGATTGAAATGTACTCCTTCACTGCTCATGTTGTGATGTCTAGCACATAATCTTACATAACACCCATGCTCAATTGATTTCTTTCTATTAGCAGTGCCAAAATAAATTTCGTGCGTGTGCAAATCTAAAGTTGAACCACATACATAACATTTAGACATATCTTTTTGTAAGATTGACTTATCTCGTTTTATTTCCAAGTTACCCTTACGCTTCCTTTGACTTGCGTTTCTTTAGAAAGTTGATGTGTTAAGCCCAATTCTTCTACTAGCTTTGTATCAATCACTGTACGTGTTGATGGTGAAGTATATGTGATTTTAACGACATCATTTTCAAACTGCTTGATTCCGTTTTCTTCCATAGCGGTTTGGATGTTCTTTTTTACTTCCTTTTCTAATTTGTCCATTTCTTTTTTGTACTCATTGAATGATTTCAATTTGTTCAGTGCTTCCTGTTGAATTTCAATTTGTCCATTTGTTACGTTTACTAATTCCATTTTTCTTTCCTCCTTACGCTTTTGCGTTTTCCTTGTAAATATCACCGTATGCCTTGAGTAATCCAACTAGATTGTTTCCATTTAGATTTGCAATGTCTTGTGATGTGATTTTATATTCGGCTTTCAAATGCTCACAAAATTCTTCTGAATGTGTATCGATACCTAGTTTTTGAAGTGCATTTTGTGCCTTAAAACATCTCATTTTGATTTCTTCAAGCTTCTTTTCTACCGCTTGTTCTTTTTCCTTTTTCTGTTGTTCAATCTTTTCTTCTTCCGGTAAATCTTCACCTGCATAAATGTATAAACCTAATCCATGTCTAGCAATAGCTTTTGTCAAGCTTCTTTGAATTGCTTTATTCACATCAAATGAAGTTAATTTATCAAGTGTAATTGATTTGTTTTTGTAATCCATTACTGGTAATTCTTCAATGTGTTCTAGTCCCTCAATGGTTACACTTGTCTTAACCCAAGCAGTGTGACCATCTGTAAAGTAATTAATAGGTCCGTAATCTGTTCCACGTTCATAAATCTTATATTGTGCGTTTGGATATTTCTTTTTAACTTCACCCCACGCATAAGCCCACGATAAATAACTTAATCCATTTTTAGATTCCACTTTGTCTTGAACATTAATACTATTCAATGTTTCAAATACTGATTTCTTTTCTTCCATCTTCCGTTTTCCTCCTTTATCTGCTATAATGTAAGTGTTCTTAAATTAAGAACGTCATTTCTTGTGTGTGCGTGCTTTGTCGAGTGCGCACCTCTTTTTTATAGAAATAACATTGCATACGACTTACCTAAACAAGCTATTGAAATAAGTAGAATCACGATTGTTGCGAATAACATAATGTTTATTCCTGTTGTGATTCTTTTTTGATACCTTTGTTCCCTTAACAGTTCCTTTTCTTCTTTGCTTAAATGTATTCGCTTTGGATTAAATGGATAAATGCTCAACTCCATCTCATCATCCTGTATTGCATTCATTCTTATATCTTGCATAACTAACTCCTTCTAAATGACTTTCTAGCTTCAGGGCAACACTTCAAGAAATATTCTGTTGGGATTACATTCTGATTAACATTTCTATATACAAATGTGTCTTCCCAAGCAGTACCTGTTTCTTCTTTATAGAACTCTCTAACTGATTTCATAATCTTGCTTGATTGGTGTCTTTGTCGGTCTTTTGACAATTCGCTCATATCAAACACCTTTACCAAATCGTCTTTATTTAAATATGATTTGTAATCAATTATCATATTCGTTCACCTCCATCCTAGATTCACATGTATTGATTTTATTCACTTCTTGCAAATCTCTAACATTCAATTGATTTGCAATTTCTTTTGCTTCTGCACTGTCATGTGCTTCAACCTCGAATGTGACATTTGCAGTCACATCGAAGGTTACGAAATATGTTCTAGTCATGTTTCTCACCTCTTTTCGATTCATCTAAGATACAAGCGATATATCCTTGATGAAATTCTGAAATCTCATAGCCTTTCTTTTTAAGCTCGCTTAAGGCTTCAAAAATTCTCTTGTCTAGTATTGTTTCACCTCCATGACCTGTCATCATCAGTGCTAGTAGGTCAACTCTAGCAGACTAGCCTATTGGCTAGTTTCGACATACTTTAATATCAATACGATTGTCTGTTTCTTTTATACTCACATCATATTTCAATGGGATTGCTATAACTCGTTCATCAACATATAAATAAAGTAATAAA